ACTGCCTTAGAATCACAGACCAACATCTTTTCTCTTGCAGTATTCAACGGGAAGCTCTACGGAGGAACTGGTGAGGGCGGTAGATTATTCGAGTGGAATGGCACGGATGCCTGGGTACAAGTAGCATCTACATTAGAATCACAGACCAACATCCGCTCTCTTGCAGTATTCAACGGGAAGCTCTACGGAGGAACTGGTAAGGGCGGTAGATTATTCGAGTGGAATGGCACGGATGCCTGGGTACAAGTAGCACCTACATTAGAATCACAGGCCTACATCCTCTCTCTTGCAGTATTCAACGGGAAGCTCTACGGAGGAACTGGTGAGGGCGGTAGATTATTCGAGTGGAATGGCACGGATGCCTGGGTACAAGTAGCAACTGCCTTAGAATCACAGATCCGAATCCGCTCTCTTGCAGTATTCAACGGGAAGCTCTACGGAGGAACTGGTGAGGGCGGTAGATTATTCGAGTGGAATGGCTGGTACGAAATTAAAGACACCTCCTCATATACTGCGGAAATTACAGGAGGCAATTGTGCACAGAAGGTAACAGCCCCCTCCACCGATGGAATCATAATCGTCAACGCTAAAGGTGGGGCAACGGAGAACTGGACAACCAAAGAAAGCGGATTTGCGTTTAACGAAGCGAGTTACACTTATAAAGTCTTTACGGATTCTGTTGACAACGCCGAATCACTCTATGTCCTCGGTACGGATGCGGCACAGGAAGCCGCCGGGGTGCAGATGGTTACTCTGTATAATCGCGCCCTTGATAGTGACGATGTACTGGCTTTATTCACGAGCGGAATTGACGACGATGACAAATGGGGAGAGCAAACTACACCGACAGAGGGAGCGGTGCTGGCTCTTATGCCCGGAGGTGTCGGCGCATTGAGCTGGGCAGATTCATCCGATAATTCCCTCGATGCCAGTTATCCGGCAACAGGAGCTACTATCAGTGATGGCTATATAGACGGCGATCATTATATAGAGATCACCGACCCAAGCGGGGATGAAATAATCGGCACACTGGCGGAGATGTCGGGAGATACCGCAATTAAGATTGTATCCGGGTACGGCAGCTCAACTCAGAACTGGAGAAGCAAGGACACCGATTTCGATTACGAAGCAGTGGTGTTTTCGCATACAGTTTATGAATACGGAGACATCCTTTTTGAGGCGCAAGAAGGAGCGGATACTGCAGATCAAGTAACATTTACAGCCGCACCAAGTGACGGCGCAAGGATCACCTTTGACTTTACCGGCTATCTGAAATTGAGGGCACGGTTCGCAGAAGACAACATGACATATCAGACCTTTTATAATCGCCTCGTAAATGCGGGATTACAGATCAGAGGATTACTTAACGATGAGTAATGAATTATGAGAACTATACCAGCCGGAATATTAACAGAAATAGCAAAGTCCAACTGGACCGAGTTTACAGGTGTGGTCCTGACGATTGACAGCACCGATTACCTCTATACTGATGCGGATACCGCGGTAGTGATAGACGGTGACCGCTACGAGCCAAGAGGATTTGAGTTCCAGCCGATATCTTATAGCAAGGCGAATATTGTTTCCAGAGCGTCACTAAGGATGGAAAATGTTGACGAGATATTCACCGGGTTGTTTGTTGGCTCGACGGTGCAGGGATCGGATGTTTCCGTCAATAAGATAATACTTCCAGACGATCTTACGCCTCTTTCCGTTACTATTTTTGAAGGCACTATAGACGACTGGCATCTTGACGAATCCACTGTTGACATATCCATAGCGTCGGTATTGCAGAGATGGAGCCAGAAGACCTTGAGTAATTATTCTCCGTCCTGCCGTTGGAAGGTCTTCAAGGGGACAGAGTGTGCTTATGCCGGGGCGGCAACAACTTGCGATAGATCATATCAAAGATGTGTTGACCTTGGTAATCAGGCAAACTTTGGGGGATTCAGGTGGATACCAAGTATCCAGGATAAACCGATTTGGTGGGGGCAGAAGCCAGCGACGGATTAATTATGAAACTATCAACTATCAGCAGACAATTCATCGGCAAGAAATACGATCTGGGGAAATGTGACTGTTTCTCTATTGTCCGGGATTATCTCCAAATGAAGGGGACAGAGTTACCGGATAAATACGAAGGTTATGACATTTTCAATGACTATGCCGATCTATGGGAGAAGAATCCCAACAAGGCAAAGGATTTGATGATGCAATTCTTTGTTGAATATACGGATCAGATCCCGGCATTCAAGATGAAAGCGGGGGATATCCTTCACCTGAAATTGGGAGATGGTCATTTCTGTGGGATACACGGCGGGCATGGTCATGTGATAGGAGCTTCCCCGGATCGCGGCGTAACGATGTTCAAGATTGTTGATTACGAAATCCTGGGGGTGTATAGATGCCGTTCTTAGCAGGCACTGCTGTTGGGGCTTATATTGCAGCACACGCGGTTGCCATTTTCTTTACGGCGGCGTCGCTCTTTGTTGCGTACGCCATGCGCCCCGGGAAACCAAAGACAGGATCGGGAGCGCAGACAGACCCCGCACGCGGTATAAAACTGAATACCCGTGAAACATCGGCTCCCGTTACCGTGCTCTATGGCGAGAACAAGATCGGCGGAAACGATGTCTTCATCGAGACCGTCGGCACTGACAACGATGCCGTCTGGATTGTCCAGGGGATGGGAGAGGGAGAAATTGAGGGAGTACAGACCCTCTATCTCAACGACAAGTTATATACGGAGTACGGCTCTCTTGTTGATTACTGGGAACATCTTGGCACGTCTGATCAGACAGTTGATGCAAATCTCACAGCGGCTATTGCTAAATTCACCGACCCTATGAGGTATGCTGCATATCTCGTCTGGAAGTTACAATTCGATGCGGATTATTTTCAAGGCCTCCCGGAACGTCAAGTAATTGTCCGGGGTAGAAAGCTCTATGATTTCCGGGATGAATCCACAGCCTATTCAACGAACCATGTACTTGCTCTCTACGACTACATGACCAATACCCGTTACGGATTAGGGATTGCCGCCGCTAAGATAGATACCGACTCCTGGGAAGAGGTTGCAAATTATATTGATGCGAAGGGTTGGGAATTTCATTACGCGGTAACCGCCGACATGACCGCCCAGGATGTCATTGATACTATTCTTACACATTTCCGGGGGGAAATGGTGTGGTGGGATGGCAAATATTATTTGAGATACGCCGATCTGAATGAAGAAGCCATCGCCATGACTATCGACGACGAGCAGATAGCACAGGATGATGATGGGCGCGCGCTTGTTTCGATTTCTCAACCGTCTACATTTGGGACCGCCGATGGATACCGCGTCAAGTTTATAGACCCGGATAAAAATTATACAGAAGACAGTCTTATAGTTGGTGACGCCCTCGGAACCATCAAAGATTTTCAGCTGCACGGTTGCAGAGATCGCGAGACCGCGGGCATACTCGGAACCTATTATCTGGAGAGAGAGCAATTATCCAGAACAATCAGCGGTACATTTCGTGATGACTGCCTGCAACTGGAACCGCATGATCTCGTAACTTTTACCTCGTCGGCATTATCAATCTCAGAACAGACCATGAGAGTGACACAAGCGGATATTCGCCCCGATGGATTGATTGATCTTGTCCTCGAATATGAGGATGAAGATTTATATGACGATGAGTACAATATTACCGCAGATGATGTATATACCTGCACCCTCCCGGACCCCGCAAGCGAGCCTCCCAGCGTGGGAAATGTGCAGGTTAGCGAAGAGCAATACAATTACAGGCTGAGAACATTTACCCGGATGAACATCACGTTCGATGCCCCGGCAAATTATCCGTGGTATTCCCATTGCGAAGTATGGCGATCCTTCGATAATGTGACGTATGAATATCTCTATAACGTAAATACCGACTTTGCTGTTGACCCTGTAGAAGAGGGGGTCACTTATTATATTCGATTGAAGGCTGTTTCGATCTGGGGGACAAAACAGCAGGACAATAACGATTACAAGATATCGCTTACGATTCAAGGCTATCAGACAGTCCCGGCTTCCCTTTCGAGCCTGAAAGCGGTTGTCAATGCAAATTCAGTTAATCTTCAGGCAACTAAAGTATCAGACCCTGATGTTGAGATATACGAATTCCGTCTTGGTTCGTCATGGAGCGGTTCGATATTCCTGTCTGCGCTAAGAGCTCCTAATCTTTCTTTGTACGGCGTCAAACCCGGCACTCATACCTTTTGGTGCAACACGTTATCGAACAATGGATTTTACGGCGCGACTCCACGGAGCGCAACAGTATATCTTCCAGAGCCGCCTACCGGATGGAGTATCGATACTACGGAAACCTGCGATTATGCCGCAGTAGGCGAAGATCACGACAATACCGAACAGGTGGAATATACCGGTGACGATTACCTGAAATGCTCACATGGCGGAGGGGTATTAGTTGGCACATACACCAGTCCGATATACGATCTGGGTGCGGTGGGGGATTATCTTGTATATCTGGTAGCCGATATTGTCATTACGGGTGCTGGTACGGATTGGGATTCTATCGCTCCATCACCGACTACATGGGCAGATATAAGCGCTGAAACAAGTACCTGGGTTGAATTAATGGAATTGCCCACAGGTCCGCAGGTGTCAATGAAAATGTATTATGGGGATACATCCCCTCCGACAAGTGAAGTTGAACGGATGGAAGTCTTATCAACAGTAGTCTCGGGAAGATATTTTCAGATTGAGATTACAATAACCGACCCGCAGATAAATGTGAATGCGCTTGTGGAAAACTTTGCGCTTAATTTTGCAACGCAATAAAGGAGAATGAATTATGGCACAAGATTATACTACAGACCCATACAATTCAGCGCATGTTGTTGCTACAGACATGGGAGAAATAAATAATAACTTTGCCGCTCTCAAGTCCGCCTTTTCCGGCGCGACGACTCCTGCAAACACAGTGGCAGGACAATGGTGGTATGACACCACGGCGCATATTTTAAAAGTCCGTAATGAGGCGAATAATGCCTGGCTGTCTGTCTGGGATCTGGCAAACAACAAACCTGTCATAACTAATTTGTCTGCAGAAATAACAGGTGCTATGATAGCAGCAGCGATTAAAGACGCAGCGGCAGGAACAGCTTCTTTAAGAACGCTAGGCACGGGAGCGACACAGGCTGCCGCCGGGAATGATTCGAGACTTGGAACTGTAGCGAATGGATATGTTACTCAGGCAAAATTAGCCAGTTATGCCGCTGGAAATGTTTTGCTTGTTTATGCGGATAAGGAAGAGGCCACTGATGCATTATCGTACACAAAATTAAAAGAAATTTATATTCCAAGAGCAGGAACAGTAAGGGTAAAATTTGATCTTCGTCAAGAAACTGCCACTACAGGAGTTACTGTTTATGCAAGAATCTATAAAAACGGAGTTGCTTATGGAACTCAGCGTTCAAAAAATAACAGTGATACTTATACTACTTACAGCGAAGATTTAGCATTTGCAGCTGGTGATTTAATCCAGTTGTATGTCTGCAGGTCAGGTGCAGGTACCTCATTTTCTGCGATGGTGAGAAATTTCCGGATATATGCAAATTTTTCAAATGTACCTGTAGTGACGGATGCCTAAAACTATGGAAGAAATAAGAAAATACACCCCCAACGACAAAGAATACATTGTAAATGCTCTTACAGACGAAGGTCTTACAGAAGATGAAATGACCTTTGAAACCGATGAAACATATTTATCCGATGTTGGGTTCTTCAGTTACAGGGA